TCTCTTTTTAAGAGCTTTAATAAGGGCCATATTATTTATTTCTGTATTACCTTTTGCTGCATCTTTTAATTTTTTAACATCAGCGTCCGATACAGGATATAAATCTTTAGCGTCCTTTTCTGCTTGCTTCTTCTTATCTTTTTCTATATTTTCTTTAGTTGGTTCTTTTCCCATATATTTTTTTCTAGCCATATTTTTTACCTATTGCTTTCGCTTTCGCGTAACCTTTTGCTTTATTTTTATTAGCATTCGACTTCTCATTTTTTACTTGTTTATCGAATGCGCCAACTGATTTAAGAATGTCGTGCATTTCATCGATCTCAATGGGAGTAATAGGTGGACCTGCTGCACCAGCCCCTGAATATTTAGACGGATCCACTGGTTCTTTATCTTTATAATGTGGTACTGATTTTTCATAATGTTCCTTAGGCATAATTAACCTTTTAATTTATTAATTAAATGTCGATTAACAGAAGCGTATTTATTACTTTTTTTCTTAGCCTTAATTTTCACCTGTGGGCCTAACGCACCCACTGATTGTTGAATATCATGCCACTCCTCGTGAGACATATCGTCCGATTCCTCAGACGTACCCCCGATAGGTAGATTTGGATCAGGTAGACTGTGTGGTTTTTTTACTTTAGGCATAATTAATCCTTTAATTTTTTAATCGAATGTCGATTAACAGAAGCGTACTTGTTGCTCTTAGCTGCATCTTCATCAGCAGAAGCTTCTTTTTTTCTTTTAAATATTTTTTTAATTTTCTGCTTTAAAATTTTACTAGATCGAAGCGGACCAAACATAATATCTGCAGCCATTCCTGACGTTGATTTTGTTGTCATTATAGTCCTCCCACTGTATATTTAAATTTAGGAAGAAAAGGATACTCTGTTGATTCACGCGAAGCTTGCTTCACAACCTCGTCTCCTGGATCTAATATTGCTTTTTTAATCATTGCTGCAGGTTGAACTGCTTCAGGAAACTTTTCATAAAATCTTCTATTCGCTGCCTTTACTTGCTCGACACTGTATGTTTTTGCTCCTAGCTTAGGTGATGCTCCCACCTTTGCGAAAGGATTATTTTTAATCGTCATCTTTGTATACCTCCGATGTTGCTATTTTGTTATTAATTATACCTTGAAACGTAGAAGAAAGAAAGCTTGGAATGAGGAATTCTGAAATAATATTTTCGGGATGTCTAGTGTTTAAAGCTAAGCATGGGGCTCCCTTTTCGTCCCATACGCATAGTGCGTATCCCTTTATATCCACCTTATCTGTAAGCCTCATAGTATTTTTTAATAGATCATCCCTTAAAAACTCGTTAGCTTTTCTTTTTTGATCCGCACGGATTTTCTCTTTATTAACGTATTTAAGAGTAATAGTGCTTTTCTGTTTCTTTATATCTTCTGGCATTTCTATCTATCATATCATCGGGATCATCTGGATGTGTTATTAAAAACCCTTCCCTGATCCTCATTAAAGCTTGTACAACTGTGTCAACTATATCATCAAACTTCCCATAAGGAAAGTGCGCACATTCCTCTAAAACCGAGCTTTTAAAGTCGTCGTCCAATATATGAATCAATCCAGCCTCGAACATAGGAGCGACGCTATGGCAACGTGAGACCTTATCTTTTTCTGGACTGAACTCGACGACGGGAAGACCCGCACGTCGTAGGTCTTGGATCAATGATTGTCCAGAAGCTCTTTTCTCGATTAAAATTTCATCAGGCTTATAATTAAAATAACTATCACGCGCACGCTTTCTTAGATCGGGATACTCCAGTCTTTCTTTCCAAGCATCTAGCATTAAACATGCTGCGGATGGAATCCCATTATCGTCATAGACGTTGAACACTCCCCACGTCGTACACGCAGTGTAATCCGCAGAAGCTTTTGTCGAAAAAGCTGTATCATAAGATTGAACGATATAAGAACAAATCGGTAATTCTTTTTCTGCATAGATTTTCCACCAGTCCCGTTTAAGGATCGCTCCTTCTTCTTCTGTTGGTTTCTGTTGATATAAGGCGTTCCATATACGACTACCCACTGTTGTCTTAATTTTGTCTAATTCCTTTATCCCATAAGCCTCGGCCCATAAGGCGTTACCACTCGCGTCAATCGCCGGAAGGTCGAGTATCTTCCAGTCTTCTCCACTCTCGTTTAAGATATAACCTGCAAGATCGTCCTGGTGCCAACGGGTCTGGATTAAAATAATCTTTCCTCCTGGTTGAAGTCGCGTGTACGCGACGGATTTATACCATTCGATTAAATTACGTCTTTGAACTTCTGATTCGGCGTCCTCGCGTCCTTTAATTGGATCATCGATAACCATAAGGTGTGCGCCTCTTCCCGTGATTGCTCCCCCCGCACCAACAGCAGCGTACGTTCCACCGTGGACAGTATGGAACCTTCTCGCTGACATGGAATCTGATCTAAGGCCAACGTTGGGAAAGACCTGATTGAATTCTTCAGATTGAACATAGTTTCTTACTTTTCTACCAAAGTCGTCTGCAAGCTCTTGTGCGTATGTCGCTTGAATAATAAAGTCCTTAGGATTATTTCCCAGATACCATGCTGGAAAGAACTCGCTGCACAACATGGATTTTCCATGTCGAGGAGGCATAAAGATAGCCAGCCTCTTCAACTCTCCTTTCTCGACCATATGAAGATGTTTCGCGATGAGTTGTATATGCGCAGGCGTTTTATAGCTGTTGTTATACATATAATTAGCGAACGATAAAATGCTGCTACGTGCACCCTTTGTTTTTAGTCTGTTCGTAAGGTGTTCTATAATTTCGCTTATACGGCGATCTTTGGTTTTTTGAAATAATGTTATTGCGTTCTTAAGGTTTACTTTTGTCGTTTCGGGGTAGTGCTGCATGGATCCCTGCTCCTTTGATATTTTTAGACATTATCATCTTTTCAAAGGGTTGTCTAATGCCTTGTTTAACCTCCTCAAAAAACTTAGATTTTTGTCCAATACGCTTCAGAAACCACCCTATCTTATGCATCGAGTGCGTTCGAAGTTTCTGGTTGTGCTGGGAGTCAAAGTCCAGAGGATCCTCGGGATGAAGTTCTTTATATACTCTCCCTTTAAAAATTTCGTCGTTATTATTTCCCGTTAGGTCCGCACGGTCGTGAAAACATTCGATATCAATCCGTTCGAAGATATCAAGTGCGTACGCGATCTCGCTCAACCATCTGTCGTTCTGTGGGTTATTCGAGACATAGTCAAGAAGTAAAAACCAGTCTTTTGGAAATATAGGAAATATCGCGTAAGGATGATTATTATGATTATCCCTCGGCGCGAAAAGTTTGAACTCGCCTTTATGACTCATAATGATTTCGTCCCAGTTCTCTGTTTTCATTAAAGCGTCGTCGTTCCAGATAAAGAGCCACTCTTTCTCAGACGCTCCTGCAAGTGTATTGATGTACTTATGAAGGTTCGCATAGCCTAGAGGTTTTCCTAAAAGGATCTTCTTTCTAAGATGTTTGAATACTGCGCCGTTGACAAATCTAGCTGTCTCCTTGTCATCGTTATCGATACCAAAGATAAACTCAACTCTCATAATATCCTTAGCGTTTTGAAGAAGGGAATCGATTGATTTTTCTAAAATATGGGTTCTCTTACGGGTAGGTAATAGAATTGAGATACTCACTCATTTACACTAGAGCAAAAAAGTTCTAGGGTAAACAAAAAAGTTAGCAGAAACAATTTTTACATTTATTCATTTTTTCTTTTTATAATATAGCATTCTTAGGTATAGCTTAACTCTATACTTAGAGATCATTTGCTTTATCTTCCATATCAGTTTTTTCATCTTTTTCTCCTATGAATACTGGCCCGATTGCTTCAAATAGCATAGTACCGAATATCATAACTGCCATGGTAACTAACCAACATAATAGTATTATAGCTATTAGGCACCAATATCCAATTGAACTACAGCTCACGAAAAACTTTACTAGGGATCGTGAGATTGAAGCTAAGGCATTCTTTAGTTTCTCTATAATAGTTTTTATAATCGTACAGATACTCCTTTATTATTTTTGAGGTCGAAGGCTAGCACTTAAATACAAGGTTGTACAGCTTTTTAAAAATTTTTTATATACATATAACTGATTCATCATCTTTCTAGTCTACGTCTAGAAAGAAGCACATCGTTCTCGCGTTTAAACTTAATTAAAGTTTTTAGATTTAAACTTAATACGAAATTTTAAAATAGTTTTATTATTATATTTATAATTAATTCTATTTTTTTAATACGTCGCGTTATAAATAAAAAAAGCGAGTTAGAAATTAATCTAACTCGCTTTAATTTAATTAATTTTATTTATTTTTTTTTATAAATTTATTATTAAGTTTAATTAAATTTTTATATTTATTAATATAAATATTATAATTATCTTTTTTAATACTTTTATTTAATATTTTTATATTTTTTAAATAATTTTCTTTAGTTTCGAAATAATCTATTATTTTATATTTTTTTATCGTTTTATTTACTCGCTTTCTATTTTAAAAAAAGCGAGTTAGAAATTAATCTAACTCGCTTTAATTTAATTAATTAATTATTTAAGATTATTTACTAAATCTAAATAATATTTATTAGCTTTTAAAATATTATCTCGATTAGTAAACGATTTATTTTCGTTAATAAATTTAAAATTAGAATTTAAAAGATTTAAATATTTATCTTTTAATTCTTTTCTTAAACTACTTTTAGATAGTAAATTTACGTTCGCTAATCTATTATTATTTAGCGTATCGTAAATATAATCTATCGAACGATAATTTTTCTTAAACGCGTCTTTTAAATTAGTACTATATTTTACGTTTTCGAATATATTATAGCTTTTAGTATTCGAACGTTTTATATTTACTAATCTATAAACGATCGTATCGTTAGAAATATTTCTAAGACTAATCGATACTTTATTTTCTTTTAAGTTTAATTTAGTCGTTATAGTTATTTATCTCGCTTTCTACTTTCTATTAATATATTTAAAAAATATATTTATTTAAGATAAGTATTCGAATTATCGTATATTTTTAAATAGAAGTAAAGAAAAAAATTCTTTAATTTAAAACTTTTTTTTCTACTTATACGTTATTCGCGTAATACTAGAATTGTGCGGTGTGAGGTGGAATGTGCGTTATTCTTATAACGCACACCACAGCAGCACTACTACGACTAAAATATAAAAGATCAATTCACGACAGTACCATAAAATCATTCTTCGTTATTCTCCATCCAGTCAGCGAACACCCACAGCCCAATACCACCGAATATAAGTAAGACACCAGCAGTTATTAGAACAGCTAATATTACTTCTTCGAACATCTATTCCTCTCAGTATCCTCGCCGATCTTTATCCCGACGAATAACGCGATCCCGACTAACGTACATAAGATTAAGAACTCCATCTATTTCTCCTTTTTTATTTAGTTTATAAATTAATTATAAATTATTAAATTTCCCGAAATACAACATTTATTATTTCGTACATTTTATTATTTCTTTCTTTGTTATACTCTTAAAAATAAAAGTATTATCATTATCGTTAGCGTATTTTTGGGCGTCTACTTCTTTATCGCTCCAATAAAAGACCATATCGTCTTTAGGTTTTTTTGGGTAGTGTAGTACTAAGTAAGTATTTATGAGGTGCATTTTTTCTTCTTTCTATTTATAATACTAATTTAGCTTACTGCTAATCTTTGGAATACAGCTTTTTTATTTAGAGGTATGAATCCCTCTGAATCCCGATGATACCTATATATATATCTATACCTATATCTATACCTATACCTATACCTAAAAAATAGTGTGTGATTCAACTTGAGTCAAGAATCAAGAATCAAAAAAACCCGGGCGAGATTAATCGCCCGGGCTGTATGTTGTTATTTAAGGTTGCTTACTAATTTAGAGTAGTGATCTTGCGCTTTTTTAATTGCGTCTGATACTTTATTACTCTTGATATAAGCTGCGTTTTGACTTAATAAATCTTGATACATTGCTTTTTTAGATTTATTAAGTTGAGGTTCTGAGAGTAGATTTACTTTCTTGAAACGATTATTCTTTGTCGTGTCGTACTCGTAATCTACTGCTCTGTATCCCTTGCTAAATGCTTCTGCGACTGTCGTAGAATTATTGACTGACGCGAAGACTGCGTAGGACTTAGAACTCTCTTGCTTCGGATTTACTAATCTGAAAAGAATAGTTTGGTTCTCGATGCTTCGTAAAGAAACGGGAACTTTATTCTCTGAGATTTTAAGAGTTTGACCCATAAGTTTTTTCTCCTTTCTAGATTTCTAAATCTGCTCGTAGTATATACTAAGGCGCCGCCTACGTAAACATCTTTCTTAATTAAATGACATTTTTTTTTAGGTATGAATCCCTCTGATTCCTATTGAATCCCGGGCCATGCATCCTCATACCTCCGCCTATATCCATAGGAGGCGGGCGGTGGCTTGTTGTTGCTGAGTCAAGAATCAAGAATCAATTCAGATCGTGTTCAGCTTTGATTGTATCAAGGTACTTGGTCAGTTCATCATCAGACATTGTGTCAAGGACGGTGGTCTTCACTTCCTTCTTTTCAACCAGGAAGCCCAATAGTTGTGCCTTCAACCTCACTGCGTTGACTGCTGCGGTATATTGTTGTTTGAGCATTGCCTTATCGTATACACGTTCAAGCTTTTTCACTTCATTGTCCACTGTTTCAGCGGTCATGCGTCGTGCTTCCCCCCTCAATCGGTCAATATACTGCTGTATTTTATCCTTTTTTAAGTTCCTTGCAGCTTGGACGTGTGCTGATGTTTCTGAGTATCCTGCATAGACAGCCGCGTCACGCTTACCTTTTCCGACAGCGATGCCCTCACAGAACTTCTTTTCCCGTGACGTTAAGAGTGCTTCATTTGATTGGTGGATTAGTTTGACATTTATCGCCATACTTAACAGTATAACGTTAAATCCTTTAGATGTAAATTAGTTATTTAAGGTTACATATTCTAATAATATCGTCGGAATCAAAGTAGTGATCGTGAAATTCTTTCTTCTGGACGTTTAATAATTTATACGTGCCGAGATGACTATCGTGTTCGGAATTAAACGATCCGACCTTTCTTCCCTTAAAGAATATATCTCCATCTTCATCATCTATACTAGAATATAGATCCCGAAGTTCTTTTCCATCCTTAGTTTTATATTCGAGTTTCATAGTTATTTTCCTTTCTCCATTTCTTTTACGCCTTCGGGGTCAAGTTCTTCTATCTTGTCACAGAGTTTAAGTAGTGACAGAATATTCTTTCCCGTGCTATTGTTCTTATCTTGAATTATGGGTTTGCCATCTGCGACCCACTTCTTAATATCAGAATTAAGTTTCTTAAATCCACTCGTAGCTTTAGCTTTGACCTTATCTAGTTCGGGACTAGGTCTTTTCAATGGAATTACGACCTCGACTCCATTTCTTAAAAAGTATGCCCTCATAGTTATTCTCCTTTCTTTATTATTTAAAATTAAGTTTATACAACCTTTATATCTAACTCTTTCACTTCGCAGTCCTCACCATAATTACTTTCTCGGAAATCTTTATACTCATCCGCATCTTCTTTATTAATGAAAACTGGAAATTCTCTATAACGAGAAGTCTCCTTGTCAAAGTCTAACTTAAAACGCCCTGGCACACCAATATAGCTATATGGGTCATTCTTTAATTTCTCCTTTAAGTCGAATCCTCCCGTAATTATTACTATATATCCCTTTAGATTTTTTATTATCACGATTACTCCTTTTCTTTATTATTTAAAATTAATTTTAAAACGAGGAATAACCTTATTATACATTATGTTTTACTTTCATTTTCTAATAATATTTTCTTCTGGACGTTCGAGTGTCATTATACCACTCCCATTCCTTTAATTCTTTTTTATAAAAGGAATTATCTTTTTCGCTTTTGATTAAATCTTTAAGAGTTTTTTGTTCTCTTAAATTAGTATTATAGACCTCATCTTCTATTTTAATGGTAACTTTACGAACTACTCCGTAATCGTCCGAAGTATGTGCTGGCCACCATTCTGCGTCCCCTTCTGCCAAGCCTTTATTTAGATAAATGGAAATTTTATCTAATTTAGGTCTATTATTTTCTTTGTCCCAAAATGCTTTTTTATTAGCGTGGTCTTCGGGAGCGATGAAAATATAATCTTTAACTTTGTCTAGTGAATCTATTTTAGATTTATCCCTTTCGTAAAATTTAAATACTAGATATCCAGTGATTTCCATAATTATTCTCCTTTCTTTAAGTTATATTTTATTTTAGAACGAGGAATAACCTTATTATACCTTATTCTTTAAACTCCTTCGCCATAGCAAGGAATATCTCTTTAACACTTTCATCGTGATACTCGTAATCTTTTGTATCACTAATTTTATAATCAAACCATTTATCGCTGTCTTCCCAATGTTCTTGATAATCTTCTAAATATGCCACTACCTTTTGTGACCAGATATTCTGATATGGCTTTTTAAAAGTAGGAATAGAATCAATGTTTGTTTTAGTATAGTCGATTCCATCATTAGCAAATGGATTTAAACATGACCTTATGTTGAAATCTAAATCTAAAAGGAACCAGTGAGTATGTCCCATATCTAAGGACATTACATAACCACGATGTGTTGTATCTTTATCGCATAATCTATCAATAGAATATACAGTATACATTATTCTCCTTTCTTTAAGTTATATTTTATTTTAGAACGAGGAATAACCTTATTATACCTTATGTTTAAGGTGGCTCATTCCCAGGTATTCTTTAAACTCCTTCGCCCTAAACTGTTCAATCTCACGATCCCTAGCCTCCCTTTGTTTATCAATATCATCAGCTAGATATTGAATTTTATTATTAACATTTA